CGAGCACCAACTACGCACCGGAAGTGGAACCTCCCAGATCGACACAGCCCTCGAGCGCATCAGCGTATCTACTTACGCACAGCAGACCAACAAGAACACCCAAGGCAGGCCCACTCAAATCTACGTCCAGCGTCTAGCTACGGAGACGAAGGTCACGCTATGGCCCGTGCCTGACAGCACCACGCCCTACACGTTGGTCTACTACCGCCTGAAAGGCATCGACGGTCTCTCCTCTGGTATCAGTGGCTCCGCCTCGATCCCGCCCCGCTTTGTGCCAGCCCTCGTGGCCGGGCTTGCCTACCACGTCGCCATGAAGAAGCCCGATGCAGCGATGCGTGTTGAGCCGCTGCGCCAGATATACGAGGACCAGTTCGCCCTTGCTTCCGGTGAGGATCAAGAGCGCGCCTCCGTCCAGTTCGCCCCCTTCTACACGTTTGGTGTGTGATGCCAGCCTACGCCCGTGGCTCAAAAGCGTTCGGCTTCTGCGACAAGACGGGGTTCCGCTATCCCCTGAACGAGCTTGTCTGGGAGTACAACAACGGCACCAAGACCGGCTTCCGTGTGGGGAAGGACGTCGCCGATCCCGACCAGCCGCAGAACTTCCTTGGCCGCGTGAAGATCAACGACCCTCAGTCCCTGCGCGACCCCCGCCCCGACACCAGTCAGGCAGAGGCCAACGCCCTGTGGGGCTGGAATCCCGTTTGGAACCCTGCTCAATACATGGTAGCTTCCGTAGGGACAGTTCTCGTCGTCACAACGAATGGAGCCTGACATGGCAATGTGTGGTCCGAAGAAGATGGCCAAGGGCGGCAAGGCCAAGAAGATGATGGGCGGCGGCTACGTCGAGCCCATGAAGATGGCCAAAGGCGGCAAGATGCGTGGCGGCGGCGCGGCCACCAAGGGCCTGCGGTTCACCAAGAACGGGTAAGTTCAAATGAACTATCTTCAGCTTCGTGACGCCATCCAGAACTACACGGAAAGCTCGGAGACGTCGTTCGTCGCCAGCATCCCCCGGTTTGTGCGTCAGGCTGAGGAGAGGATCGTCCGCTCAGTGATGATCCCGGAGCTTCGCAAGAACGCGACGTCCACGCTGGTGGCGTCAAACCCGTACCTTCAGCGCCCAACGGACTTCCTGTCTGTCTTCTCGCTTGCCGTCATCGACAACAACGGGAACTACAGCTACCTGATCGACAAGGATGTGAACTTCATGAGGGAGGCGTACCCGTCTCCTTCATCGACCGGGATACCCAAGTACTATTCGCAGTTTGATGGCGATGGGTCCGTTTCTGCGCAAGGCAACTTCATTTTGGCCCCCACGCCCGGCGCCAATCTGACCGTCGAGCTTCACTACTACTACGACCCCCCGTCGATTGTGCAGTCCTCGATCTCCGCGCTTGGTACGGTTGCCGGTGGCAGTGGCTACACCCCGGGTCGGTACTGGAATGTGCCGTTGACTGGCGGCTCTGGCTCTGGCGCCACAGCCAACATCACAGTGTCTGGCGCTGGCGTTGTGTCCGCTGTCGATCTCGTTGACCCCGGAGCCCTGTACGTCGCCGGGGATACGCTCGCGGCCAACAACGCCACGCTTGGCGGGGGCTCGCTCTTCTCCATCCCCGTCAATTCTGTGCTGAACACCTCTGGTACGTCTTGGTTCGGCGACAACGCTGAGACGGCTTTGCTCTATGGCTGCCTCATCGAGGCCTACACTTACCTCAAGGGCGACGCGGACTTGATGCAGATGTACACGGCGCGCTATAACGAGGCCATGTCCAATCTCTTCGGGATCGACATCCGCTCGAGCCGCGACGATTACCGCGACGGGCAGTATAAGGTCGGTAGCGCAGCATGATCTCTCAGTCGGCTACATTCAGCATGAGTTCACCTCTGGTGTTCGCCTCTTCGAATGGCGGGCACTCACCTGATGCCATTGCGGAGATGTGCGTCAACAAGCTCATCAGCGTATCCGAGGGGGCTCCCCCGGAGATCAGGGAGCAGGCTCTGGCGCTGAGGGGAAGAATGTTGATGGTTGTCCGCAACTACATTACAATGGCCGTTCAGGAAGACAGGAAGACTGTCTGCAACAAGGTGCGCGAGGCAGGGTTCTCCGATCTCGCTGAACAGCTAAGGAGAATGTGATGGCTTTCACGGGAAACTTCCTCTGCACGTCCTTCAAGCAGGAAATCTTGCAGGCCGTACACAACTTCACGGCCTCGACTGGTGATACGTTCAAGCTGGCGCTCTACGACAACAACGCATCCTTCACCGCCGCGACGACCGCTTACACAGCCAGCAACGAAGTTGGTAACTCTGGCACCTACAGTGCTGGCGGCGGTGCCCTGACGAACATCACTCCGACGACTAGCGGGACGACGGCGTTTCTGGACTTCGCTGATCTCTCGTTCACGTCAGCCACGATCACGGCCCGTGGCGCCCTGATCTACAACGACACCGCCGCTGGCGACCCTTCTGTCTGTGTTCTCGACTTCGGGTCCGATAAGACGTCCACCAATGGAACGTTCACCATCCAGTTTCCCACCGCCGATGCGAGCAACGCCATCATCCGTATCGCGTAGGTGATCAGCCATGACCGTACTCGTCAACCGTGCAAAGATGTCCACGGCTACTACGGGCACGGGCACGATCACGCTCGGGTCAGCAGTAGCCGGGTACCAGACATTCGCCGCCGCAGGTGTGGTGAACACCAACGTCGTTCGCTACGTCATTGAGGATGGGAACAACTGGGAGATCGGCACCGGAACGTACACGTCATCCGGTACAACTCTTTCTCGCACACCAAGCGAAAGCTCATCCGGCGGCGCGGCAATCACACTGAGCGGCACTGCCGTCGTCTACATTACGGCCATCGCAGCCGACATACTCCAGCCAGACAACAACCTGTCTGACCTAGCTAGCGCATCGACGGCTCGTACCAACCTTGGTCTAGGCACTATAGCTACGCAGGACTCGTCCAGCGTTTCGATCTCTGGTGGAAGCGTCACGGCCACAATCGACAACTCGACGCTCGAGGCCTACAAAGAGACCATCACGACGGTCGGGACAGTCTCCGCATCAACCTACAACATCGACACCAGCCTCTCGAACATCTTCGACATCACTCTCGGCAACAACGTGACGTTCACCTTCACGAACCCGCCGTCGTCTGGATACTCTAGGCCTGTTGTGGTAGTTCTTCGTCAGGATGGTTCTGGGAACAGGACCGCGACTTTCACCGGGGCTCTGTATACTGAAGGTCAACTCCCCACACTGTCCACGGGCGCCAATGACATAGACGTCTTGACGTTCTTCACCGTGAACGCGGGGACTTCGTGGTTCGGAACTTTTGCCATGGCCAACGTGTCGTAAGGAAAGGAGAGTGGGATGGCACATAGAGCAAACGTCAGCTTCTACCTGTACACTGGGTTCAACTCGTCGGCGCTCGAGTCCTACGAAGCCTTTCAACACATGAAGGCAAGCGGCATTGAGTTCTCGCACCTGCACTATGCAGACCCGGCTCAGCATGAAATCTGCATCAACTGGGCGAACGAGACCTTCGCGGACACCCCGTACGCTGCCAACGTCACCGCCTTCCCGTTTGTGACCTACGACAAGGCGTTCGACTTCAAGGACGTGCCTCCGCGCGAGACAGTCCTCGTGTACGGTGTGGACGCGATCAAGGCGATTGACTGGGCAGCGCTGGCTAACTTCGAGGGGTAAGCCATGCCCATCGCCACCTCCAGCCTCCTGAGAAGGACAATCGTTCCCGCTGGCTCTGCGACCTTTAACGCAAGTGGCACGTTCACATCACCGTTCGGCGTTCAGGCGGTGTCAGTCGCCGGTAAGGGCGCACCCGGCAATCCCGGAAACCCCGGAACTGGGGGCACAAATGGTACTGCTGGGAATGGCGGTGCGAGAGGCCTAGCTGGGAACCCCGGCAACCCGGGTAGTCCGGGAACAGGAGGCGCAGGCGGCGCTCAGGGTAACGGTGGTACTGCTGGCACCGCTGGCGCGGGGGGCGCCGCGAGTGGAACAAGTGCATTCAACTCCGGCAGTACCACCACATATAACACCCTTGGCACTATTCCGTCTCCCGCTGGGGCGGGGCAGACCGGCACAAGCCGTGGTGGGCCGGGTGGGAGCACAACCGCAAGAACTTTCACTGTCAACATTGTTTCAGTTACTGTTAATATAGATAAGTACGCTGGTGTGGCTGGCGGCGCAGCGGGAAACGGTAACGCCGGAGGCGCAGGAAACCCCGGAGGTGCTGGAAGCCCCGGTGCGGTCGGCCCGAACGGAAACGCTGGCACTGGAAGAAATCTTGGTACTGCCGGGAACCCCGGAAACGCTGGCGCCGCCGGTACCGCGGGCAATAATGGCAGCGTCGGCGCTGCCTCTTCTGTATTTTCCTTGAACTTCGCTGGTGGGGCCGCTGGCTTGGGCGGTAACGCTGGCGCTGCTGGAAACCCCGGGAACCCCGGCAACGCTGGCAACCCGGGAAATAACGGTCCTCGTGGGAATGGCGGTACCGCAGGTGGTACTGGGAACCCCGGTAATGCTGGCTCATCCGGCAACCCCGGCACCGGTGGCGGAGGTGGTGGCGGTAGGGGTGGCGGAAACCACAACATTGTTGGCAGCCCGAGTGGCAGGATAAGCACAACTGGAGCAGTTGGACCCGGTAACGCTGGCACCCCCGGCACAAGCGTATCAGGTGGTGGGAATGGCGGCGCGGGGGCAGCGGGAGGTAGTAGCTCGATCAACCCCTCTGGGGCAGCAGGAAACCCCGGCAACGCTGGAACCGCAGGGGCCAATGGTACCGCAGGCAATACTGGCAACCCCGGAGGCGCTGGCAACCCCGGTACGGCTGGCACCAATGGCAACCCCGGTACGGCGGGAACAGCAGGCACAGGCGCAACAGCCGGGGGACTAGCAACCGGCGGCAGTGCCGCCAACGCAACAAATGCGAACGCTGCAATCATCATGCGGACGGCATATCCCGTGTCGGTCGCCACATCGGGGCAAATCATAGTGAACTGGAACCGTCAGTGACGCATTACATCTTCAAGCCCATGCCATCGCAGGGCTACGGGAACCACCCATTCACGACTTGGGGGGACGCCGCATCGCCCGACGAGATCGAGGCCATCAAGAAGTTAGCCTCCGCTGCCGGTGAGTCGGAGGCGGTCATCGGAGACAATCAAGTATCCGAAGATTATCGTTCCTCAAAAGTCTCTTGGCTGCATTACAACCAGCAAACAGAGTGGATATTCGATAGGATCGCTCACATTGTCGGCAGCATCAACGGGCAGTTCTACGGGTTCGACATTCACGGTCTCTGCGAGGCGCTTCAGTTCACGACATACTACGCCAGTGAGAAGGGCCACTATGACTGGCATCAGGACGCCGGTTCGACCGACATCGCGCCGAGGAAGATGTCTATTGTCATCCAGTTGAGCGACCCAGATGACTACGATGGCGGCGAACTCGAGATTCTGTCGTCAAGGGAGCCGGTACAGGTCGTAAAAAAACGCGGCTTGGCGGCGGTGTTCCCTAGCTTTATGCTCCATCGCGTTACGCCGGTAACGAGGGGGGTGCGGCACTCTCTTGTAGCGTGGATAGCGGGGCCAAAGTTCAGATGACAGTAAAGGCGACGCACGACAACTTCATCGCGGTCTATGATGATGCGTTTTCCAGTGAGTTCTGTGACAGGATGATCGAGTACTTCGAGTGGTCACAGAAGACCAACCGCACCTATGGCAGAGATGAGCAGGAGAGCGTCAAGAAGGACAACTCCTGCAACGTGAACCCCACAGATGCCGTGAGCATCTCGTTTGCGCATCCAAATATCGCTGGGTTCCTCGGTGAGTTCAACGAGACGTTCTGGAATGTCTGCTACGCGGACTACACAAAGACTTACAGTGTCCTTGCTGACTATGAGCGCCATACGGTCTACACATACAAGATTCAGAAGACGGCGCCCGGGGGAGGGTATCATGTGTGGCACAGCGAGGACGGTGGGAAGCTCCACTCAGGCAGGGTCGGGGTCTACATCCTCTACCTCAACGACGTGCAGGAAGGCGGCGAGACAGAATTCTTGTACCTCCACAAACGAGTGTCCCCGAAGAAGGGCAGGCTTGTCGTGTTCCCGCCAAACTTCCCTTGGGCACACAGAGGCAACCCACCACTCTCAGGAACAAAGTACATCATGACTGGGTGGTTGGAGTTTTCCTGATCTTCGTCTATGATGCTGACAGGCGGAGTCCGTAGTCGCCTCGCCAGTGGAGTGACGTAGATGCTGGGCTTCTCGCCTCTTGCTTCCGCACCGCTTGGTGACGACGGCGTTGGCGGCGATATTCTCGTCTTCGGAGTATCCGCAGTTGGTGCCGTTGGCACCGTTGCCGTGTCAGGCAGTGCGGTCATACCCGTCACCGGTGTTTCTGCGACAGGAAGCGTAGGCACTGCTGTCGCAACCATTTCTGTTGACGCGCCTGTCACCGGCGTATTCGCGTCTGGCGCAGTCGGGGCGGTTACTGTCACGGCATCTGCCGTCGTCCTCGTGTCCGGTGTGTTTGGCACCGGCGTTGTCGGGAATGCAGATGTTGTCGCGTCTGCGAACGTACTCGTGTCAGGCGTTCAGGGCACAGCGGCTCTTGGATCGCCTACTGTATCTGGCTCCGCAGTCGCCCTACCCTCTGGTGTAGAGGCCAGCGGGTTTGTCGGTAGCGTTGCAGTCTCCACTTCACTTGTCGCGACCGTATCTGGTGTAGAAGGCACAGGAAGCGTCGGTGTCGTCGTCGCTGCCGCTGGTGCTGATGTTCCGGTGTTCGGCGTCCAAGGCACAACCGCTCTTGGGACGCCCGACGTATCAGGCTCCGCAGTTGTCCTGCCGATTGGGGTAGAGGCAAACGGGCTTGTCGGCAACGCTGACATTGTCGGTGATGCGAACGTTGATCTGACTGGGGTGTCTGGCACGGCGGCAGTCGGGGCTGTATCCGTAGCAATCAGCATCGACGTGCAGCTATCCGGGATTAGTGCAACTGGACTTGTTGGCTCGCTGCGCGTTGTATGGTCCGACGTCGTGCCCGGACAGGTGGCGACATACTCTCCTGTATCGAACGCATCATTGCAGCCTTGGTCAGATGTTGTTCCGGGACAGAATGCAGTCTATACTCCCGTGACGCCGGGGGCAGCGAGCCTTTGGTCTGATGTCGTTCCGGGTTCAGGCGCCGTGTGGACGGACATAGCAGCGTAGGGTGGGCACATGCCGAGTAGCTACACAACCAACACTGGGATCGAGAAGCCGGGTGATGGCGAGCAGTCTGGCTCGTGGGGTCAGACCGTCAACGACAACATGGACATCATCGACCGCCTTACCATGGGCGTCGGCACGATCTCTCTGACCGGCTACGGTACCTCTACACCGTACACGCTCACGACGTCTGACGGCACGACATCTGAAGGGCAGTACACTGCTCTGGTCTTCACCGGTAGCCCGAGCGGCGGGACGACGATCAACGTCTCACCCAACGACGCGCAACATGTCTACACCATAAAGAACAACTCTGGCGTCACCCTGACGATCTCTCAGGGCAGCGGCTCGACCGTGACCATCGCAAACGGCAAGTCGGCCATTGTCTACTGCACGGGGACCGGCTCTGCCGCAGATGTCGTTGACGTCTCTGCCACGTTCAACCTCACCGGCACGCTGCAAGCCTCCAACAACCTGTCAGACCTCTCCAGCGCCTCGACCGCACGCACCAACCTCGGCGTCGCCATCGGGACCAACGTCCTTGCCTACGATGCCAACCTTCAGGCCTTCGTCAACGCCTTCAGCCTGCCGACTGTAGACGGGACCAATGCGCAGGTGCTGACGACCAACGGCTCTGGTACTTTGAGCTTCACAACCGTCTCCAGCGGCAGCGGTGGGACCGTCACGTCTGTTGATGTCTCTGGTGGGACCACCGGCCTTACGGCCACCGGAGGCCCGATCACAGGCTCTGGGACCATCACGCTCTCTGGGACGCTCGATGTTGACAACGGCGGCACCGGGCAGACCTCCTATACGAACGGCCAACTGCTGATCGGCAACACGACCGGCAACACGCTGACGAAGTCCACTCTCACCGCAGGCTCCGGGATTTCTATCACCAACGGTGCTGGCTCGATCACCATCGCCTCGACTGGTGGCTCGGGGACCGTCACGTCCGTCGCCCTGTCTGGCGGGACTACCGGCTTGACCGTCTCCGGGAGCCCGATCACTACATCTGGGACCATCACGCTTGCTGGCACGCTCGCAGTCGCCAACGGTGGCACCGGATCAACTACGGCAGCGAACGCGCGCACTGCCCTTGGGCTCGCAATCAACACCGACGTGCAGGCCTATGACGCAGACCTTGCGGCGATTGCGGCTCTGTCTACTGCTGGTTTTGTAGTAAGAACGGGCTCTGGGACAGCCGCAGCGCGCAGCCTTTCAGAGGGCAACGGCATCAGCATCACGAACGGCTCGGGGGCCTCAGCAAACCCGACCATTGCTGCAACCATATACCAGACCATGCACGTTGTTGAGGAGATAGCGGCGAGCGGCTCGTCCGGCACTGCGACTTCAGGTTCGTACTTTACGAGAACTCTCAACACTGTGGTAACAAACACTATTACTGGCGCATCACTTGCGTCCAACCAGATCACGCTACCAGCCGGGACGTACAACATCTTCGCACAAGTACCGTCTTACAGGGCTGATGGGCACATCGCCAAATTTCGGCGCGTATCAGCGACTGCTGCTGATGTCGTCATAGGTACAGTTGGGTATAGTGGGTCTGGTACCAGTAACGCGAACAGCTATAGCTACGTCTTCGGTCAGTTCATTGTTGGCACGTCAGGTGCGTATGAAATCCAGCAGCGCGTTGAACTAACGAGAGCCAGCGACGGCCTTGGCGCTCCAGTATCCACTCTATGGGAGTCCAAGAGGTTTACTCAGGTCTTCATCCAGAGGGTAACTTGATATGAAGTATGCACTAGTCGTGAACGGCAGGATCGACACGATCTCCTATCATCCGCAGTCTGGATGGGAACAGGTGCAGGATGATGTGTTCGCTGGGTATGTGAAGAGCGGTCAATCTTGGGTTCCTCCGCAACAGGACGACGAGGATGTCGCTGTCGCCGCTCGCAGACGCAGGGATTCCATTCTGGAGCAGACAGACTGGCGAGCCCTACCAGATGTGCCCGGACGTGATGCTTGGCTTTCGTACCGGCAGGCCTTGCGTGACGTACCGCAGCAGGCAGGCTTCCCGCACAACGTAGTGTGGCCCATCAAACCGGAGTGACCCTCGGTGCTCACCAAGCTCCAGTTCCGGCCCGGCATCAACCGCGAGACGACTGACTATACGAACTCTGGCGGTTGGGTGGACGGCAACAAGATCAGGTTCAGGTTCGGCCTGCCTGAGTCCATTGGCGGCTGGGAGAAGCTCTCCAATGCGCCGCTGCTGGGGCAGTGCGTGGCTCTTCATACTTGGACTGCGCTCAACAACGACATCTACACGGGCGCTGGCACCAACCTGAAGTACTACATTGTCGATGGTGGTAGCCCAAACGACATCACTCCAATCCGCAGAACGGTAACACTTGGGTCCAATCCGTTAACCACCGGAACTGCTGGCAGCGGTATCATCACGGTCTCGGACACCGGCCATGGCGCTATTGTCGGTGACTACGTTACGCTGTCTGGCGCCACGGCATTCGATGGACTGACCACGGCACAGATCAACAAGGAGCATGTCGTCACAGAGGTTGTGAACGCCAACTCCTACAAGGTTGATACTGGTGGGTCAGCCACATCCGGCGCTACGTCTGGTGGCGGCACTGTCGTCGTAGCCAACTACCAGATCACCATCGGCCTCTCCACGACCGTCGTTGGTACAGGGTGGGGTGCCGGTCCTTGGAGCCGTGGCTCTTGGAGTTCTGCCGCAACGACCACAACTACTGGCGCGCAACTGCGCCTCTGGTCTCAGGACAACTTTGGCGAAGACTTGGTCATCTGCGTCTATGACGGCGGTCTCTATCGGTGGGATACGAGCGCCGGGCTTGGTGTGCGTGCCGTCGAGCTTCAGAACTTGGCCGGTGCCAATATGACCCCGAGGATCGCTCGGCAGGTCATCGTCTCCGAGCGTGACAGGCACGTTATCGCATTCGCCTGTGACCCCGAGGCAACACCCGGCACGCAAGACCGTCTCTGCATACGGTTCTCAGATCAGGAGAGCCTTACCGACTGGGAGGCACGCCCGGACAACACCGCTGGAGAACTGCGTATCGGCACCGGCAGCCAGATCGTTGGCGCTGTCCAGACCAAGCAGCAGATTCTCGTGTTCACAGACACGTCCGTTCATGCGCTTCAGTATGTCGGACCGCCCTTCACGTTCGGCATCTCCGAGATTTCGTCGAACATCTCGATCATCTCTCCGAACTCTCCTGTGGCCGTTGGCGACGCGGTCTACTGGATGGGCCAGCGCGACTTCTATTCCTACGACGGTGCCGCCAGAACACTGCCTTGCACGGTCAAGGAGTACGTCTTCGACGACCTGAACGTGAACCAGAGCGCGAAGATTTT